TTTACTTTGCTACTATTCGTAAGCAGGCAATGAAAGAAGAAAAGAAAGGTGACCATGAAGTCGCTATGGCGCAGTCTCAACTTTCAAAATCAGCAAAAAATATTGCAAAGTTGAAAAAGTCACTCGGTAAAAAGGAAAAAGATATTCCTGCTTGGATGCAAGCAAAAATTACTGATACTGCACACGATACTGATGCTGCTGCTAGTTATGCAGATAAAATGAACGAAGAACGTGACGGTAAGTCTGCTAAAGACAAAGGATATTCCCTTCGCGACTGGTTCAAAGGTGGCGGTTGGAAACAGACTGGTGGTAAATATGATGGTAAACCTTGTGCAAAACAACCAGGTCAAACAACAAAACCATATTGCCGTGATGCCGATGATCGTGCAGCAATGAGCAAAGATGAAAGAAACAAACGTGCTGCTAAAAAGAGAGCAGAAGATCCAAACCCAAATAGACAAGGAGCTGCAAAAATCGTGACTCAAGATTCATACTCAAACTGGAGACAAGAACTGCAACTGGATGAAGGTCTCCCCGATCCCAAGGTAAACTACCTGAAGGATATGGATCCTTATGATAGACGCCGCCAGATTAGACAACACGCTCCTGGTTCACCTCTACCTCCTCCTACTCCTGGTATCCCCGATTTCTATAAGAAAGCAAAGGCAAAGAATAATAAGAAAGTCCAGACTGCTGGTTATGAGATGGAAGGTGATCTTGTAGATGAGGGTAAGAAGGATGCTTGCTACCATAAGGTTAAGTCTCGTTATTCTGTATGGCCTTCTGCATATGCATCAGGTGCTTTGGTCAAGTGCCGTAAGGTTGGTGCTGCTAACTGGGGAAACAAAACCAAAAAAGAAGAGTTTGAACTTGGAGAATCCAACAAAGACAAATTGAAAGAAATTTCAAAGCAGTTGGCAGGTGCATCTAAAATGCACGCACAACAATCCAAAAAAGTTGCTTCTGTTGCTGATGCTATTGAAGAAGCAAAGAAGTGCTGGCCTGGATATGAAAAGAAAGGCACCAAAAAAATGTTTGGTAAGACCTATAACAACTGTGTGAAGAAAGAAGGTTTCTCTAACTGGAGAGATGATTTCACTCCAACTGAATATGAGACCACAAACTTAATCACCAACGAAGATGTTCTCGGAGAAGACTGGACAAAAAAGTCCGGTAAGGATCCAGAGGGTGGACTGAACGAAAAGGGTAGAAGATCCTATGAGCGTGAGAACCCTGGATCCGATCTTAAGAGACCTTCAAAGGTGGTTGGGAACAAGCGTAGAGCATCATTCTGTGCAAGAATGAAAGGTATGAAAGCAAAACTTACTTCCAAAAAGACTGCTAACGATCCAGACTCAAGAATAAATAAATCATTGAGAGCTTGGAATTGTTGATTAGTTTATGAGTGAAGTATATCTTGGTAATCCTAATCTAAAAAAAGCAAACACGGAGATTGAATTTACAGAGGATCAAATTATTGAGTTCCTCAAGTGTAAAGAAGATCCTGCATATTTTGCTAAAAAGTATATTAAAATCGTTTCTCTTGATGAAGGTTTAACACAGTTCCGTCCTTACGACTTTCAAGAAAAACTGATTCATAATTTTCATAACAACAGATTTAATATCTGTAAGATGCCACGACAGACTGGTAAGTCTACTACTGTGGTGTCTTATCTTCTTCATTATGCTGTTTTTAATGATAGTGTAAACATCGGTATTCTGGCAAACAAAGCAGCAACTGCTAGAGAATTGTTAAGCAGATTACAAACTGCATATGAGAACTTGCCTAAATGGATGCAACAGGGTATACTGTCCTGGAATAAAGGTTCAATGGAGTTAGAAAATGGCAGTAAGATACTGGCAGCTTCTACATCTGCGAGTGCTGTCAGAGGCATGTCGTTCAATATCCTCTTTCTCGACGAGTTCGCCTTCGTCCCTAATCACGTCGCTGACTCCTTCTTTGCATCTGTTTATCCTACTATTACTTCTGGCAAAAACACAAAAGTCATCATAGTTTCAACGCCACACGGTATGAATCATTTCTACCGTATGTGGCACGACGCGGAGAAAGGCAAAAATGAATACATTCCAACTGATGTTCATTGGTCCGAGGTTCCTGGAAGAGATGAAGTATGGAAAGAACAGACGATTGCGAACACATCAGAACAGCAATTCAAGGTCGAGTTCGAGTGTGAGTTTCTTGGTTCTGTCAATACCCTTATAAATCCATCAATCCTAAAAAATCTTATTTACGAAGATCCTATTCAAAGGAATGCAGGTTTAGATGTCTACGAAAAGAAGAAGGACGAACACAATTATCTCATTACTGTTGACGTTGCTCGTGGTTTGGGCAATGATTATTCTGCATTTATCGTTGTTGACATCACAGAATTTCCCTATAAGATAGTTGCAAAATATAGGAACAATGAAATCAAACCAATGTTGTTCCCAAATATCATTCAGCAGACAGCAAAGAACTATAACGATGCTTGGGTGTTAGTAGAAGTCAATGACATTGGAGAGCAGGTAGCAAATATTCTCCATTACGATCTGGAATACGATAATATGTTGATGGCGGCAATGAGAGGTCGTGCTGGTCAAGTTATTGGACACGGTTTTTCTGGTAAGAAATCGCAGATGGGTGTAAGAACAACTGCACAAGTTAAGAAACTTGGATGCTCAAATCTCAAGACGATGATTGAGGACTATAAGTTACTTACACTTGATTATGAAATTATTTCTGAGTTGACCACGTTTGCTCAAAGACACAATTCATTTGAAGCAGAAGAAGGTTGTAATGATGACCTTGCAATGTGTCTGGTTATTTTTGCTTGGTTAGTAGCACAAGATTATTTCAAAGAAATGACGGATAATGATATCCGTAAGAGAATCTACGAAGAACAGAAAAATCAAATCGAACAGGATATGGCACCATTTGGATTCTTGGATGATGGTTTAGGTGAGAGTACCTTTGTAGATAATGATGGTGATAGGTGGCACGTTGATGAATACGGAGATCGTTCCTATATGTGGGAATATCGATAATGGATACTAAAAGTAAAGTTATAGATCTAATACGAATTGTTATTTGCTTTCAGTTAGTAATTGTTGGAGCAACTATTATAGGTTGTTTTTTACCTGGTAAGAAATGTGACTCTGAGGTAAAGCAACATATTGCTAATATGATGACCGTTATAACAACATCAACATTTGCATTATACGCAGCAGAAAAATAATGGACTTTGAAGATCAGGTTGATTTAGAACATCTATTATTTCTTGATAGAAGATGTAGAACCTGTGGACAAGTCAAAAGTTTGATAGAGGACTATTATCAGACTAGAAATAAGAAGGGACTACCATCATCATATTCATATGAATGTAAGGAGTGTATGAAAGCAAGATCTATAAGAAATAGAAATAAGATAAAACCAATATATGAAGAGTATCCAGATTGGTAGTGTTTTCGCAATGTTTTCCCTCTGAAAATACCCCTTTTCCTAAATAATTTCAGATAAATTCTGGAATAGGAGACACAGAAAGATGCCACTAAATTTAGCATCTCCTGGGATTGTAGTAAGAGAAGTTGATCTTACGATTGGTAGAGTTGATGCAACTTCAGCTTCTATCGGCGCGATAGTAGCACCTTTCGCACAAGGTCCAGTTGATTCGCCAGTTCGTGTTACGGACGAAGCAGATTTACTCAAAAACTTTGGTGAACCATACGAGACCGATAAGCACTATGAGCACTGGCTCGTTGCTTCATCATATCTTGCATATGGTGGATCACTGGAGGTCGTAAGAGCTGATGATGATCAACTGACCAATGCATTTGTTGGTGCAGCAACAAGCATCAAGATCAAGAGTGATGATCACTACGAACAACTTGGTTATGATAACAACACTATCACTGACGTAACCTTCGCAGCAAGAAATCCAGGTTCTTGGGCAAACGGTATTAGAGTTGCGATCATTGATAGCAAAGCAGACCAGATTCTGGGTGGTATTTCAACAGCTTCTGCTGGTATCACTTCAATCAGAGCAGGTATGGGTGTTACTCAAGCCTTCTCTGCAACTTTACCAGGAAATGGTTCAACAACAACGCTTGATGGATATCTCAAGGGTATTGTTACTGAAGAACTTAGTGGTGGAAATGTTTCCGTTAAAGTTCTCTCTCACGTTTCTTCGGGAGGAACAGTAACTACCGTTGACTATCAAGCATCTGGTATTTACAGATTTGGTGCTTCAGGAACTCTGTCCTTCCACCCATTAAGTGGAAGCAGCGTTGCTCTTGGTGCAACAGCATTTAGTTCACGTAAAGATTGGTTTGATCAGCAGACCTTAACTCTGACTAGTGTTGGATCTACTATTTCTTGGAATACCATTTCTGACAGACCTGGAACATCTGAATATGTTGCAGAAAGAAACGGAAGATTTGACGAATTCCACGTTATTGTTATTGACGGAAAAGGTGAAGTCACTGGAAACGCTGGAACAGTTCTTGAGAAGCACTTAAATCTTTCCAAGGCAAAAGATGCTGAGTATTCACTCGGAAGCACCTCACACTGGAGAAAGTACACCTTCAATACTTCTCAATATGTATTTGGTGGTGCACAACCTGCTGGCATTGTAACGACTGGATTTAATTCAACTGTTGCAACCAATTACACTCTCCAATCCGATCAAGGATGGGATCAGGAAGCTGAAGGTATTATCTTCGGTGCTGCTGGTTCAAATACTTATCAGTTGGGTGGTGGTAAGAACTATGATGATGGAACAGACATCACCGCATCAGGTGCGTTAACTTCAACTCTCGGAAAAATCTCTTCAGGTTATTCACTGTTTGAGAATACAGAGCAATACGAAGTAGATTTCCTCCTGATGGGATCTGCAAACTACGGTCAGGCAACTGCTCAAGCACTTGCTAATAAACTGATTCAAGTTGCAGAATTGAGAAAAGATGCTCTGGCATTCATCTCACCAAACAGAGGATCATTCCTCTCCGATGGAACCGTAGGAACTGTTACCGTTTACGGAGATTCTGCAATCACGGATAACGTTCTTGAGTTCTTTGCTCCAGTCACCTCATCTACTTATGCTATCTTCGATAGTGGTTATAAGTATATGTACGATCGTTTTAACGACACCTTCCGCTATGTTCCTCTGAACGGAGACATTGCAGGAACCTGCGCTAGAAACGATATCAACCAGTTCCCTTGGTTCTCACCAGCAGGAACTGCAAGAGGAACTATCCTCAACGCTGTCAAACTTGCATACAACCCAAGCAAGATTCAAAGAGATCAACTCTACTCCGACAGAATTAACCCTGTTATCTTCTCACCTGGTGATGGAATCATCCTCTTCGGTGATAAGACAGGATTTGCTAAGGCGTCTGCATTTGACAGAATTAACGTCCGCCGTCTGTTCATCTATCTGGAAGACGCAATTTCTGCCGCTGCTAAAGATCAACTCTTCGAGTTCAACGATGAAATCACGAGAACTAATTTCGTGAACATCCTTGAACCATTCCTCCGCGACGTTCAGTCCAAGAGAGGCATCTTTGATTATGTCGTTATTTGTGACGAAACAAATAACACTGCTGCAGTCATTGACAACAATGAATTCATTGCTGACATCTTCATCAAACCAGCACGTTCTATCAACTTCATCGGTCTGACCTTTGTTGCTACTAGAACTGGCGTATCGTTTGAAGAAGTCATCGGTAACGTTTGATCAATCCAAAATCTTAGAGGTTTAACCTAAAATGGCAACT